CGCAGAACATACAAAATGTTGTTTCCCATGAACTACGACAGTAAGGAAGTTTTGACCCTACATATTTTTCTGGGTTTTTGACTGTATAAACTCCCTGACTGAATTTTAAGCTCATGCTAGTATAGTTCTTGCTACTGGTTCAAAAGGAGTAAAACTTGTAGCATTACCTAGAAAACTGGTTTTATATCTATTATAATTTAAAATTTCAGAAACAATGTTATCTAATAAAACATCGTTTAATCCTTTAAGAGAATCTAAAACATTGATAGGATTATATCCATCTAATTGAGCCTGCTTAATTAAAGCAATAGCTGTTGTTTCTGCGGCACTAACATCAAATCCTCGACTTTGAAAAAATCCTGTCATCATACTATAGGTAGTAGAATCTATAGCAAGAGGTTTGCTATAGTAGGCATCCATGGCTGCCGCTGTAGAATTATTACTCACAGGGCTCGGTGGGAGATTACTGTATAAATTAGTTCCTGACATATTATATTTTCTTAGCCAGTGTCACTGGTCCTGCGTTAATAGTTTGCGTACCTTTTAATCCGCCCTTGCCTGAAGAAACATTAAATCCAAGATTTAACGGACCAACTTGTTGTGTACCTGATATTTGTAATTTACCCATGAACAATCCAATAGACAATCCACTGGCAGGTTGTTGTGCATGGGCTTTGTCTACCAGACTTAAACTTGGCCCCCAATTTCCTACAACACCACTTAGCGGTGGTTTATACTGCGGATAAGGTGCTTTCTTACCAAATATTGCGGTGTCATTGGGAATTTTTCCATTAGGTGCAGGCGTTGCGTTTAATCGATTACCACCGACACTCAACGGGCTTGCAACATTGTCATAATATCTCGCGGCAAATCCTTCTGGGTTATCTCCTTTTACTATCTCACCTTGAAAATACAATACATCTTCATAGGCCACAGTCATTTTATTTTTTAATATACTATTGTCACTTGATTGATCTAAACTATCGTGTTCCCATGCCGTAATTAATGGATTTGCTAATATTATTTTTGTAAACTTTTGTTGATGTAATACAAAAATTTCTATGCTGTCAAAGAATGGTTTATTTTGATAGTTACCTAAACCGTATGCATAATCATTCAAACCGTATTTGCTGTTTTGATAGGCTTTATTACCTTGTGCAATATCACCATAGTTACTATCTACAAAATAATATTTGTAATAATTTTTCCATAGTCCATTTGTAATATCGCTATTATCATCGTGAAATTCTATGTTTACTGGTTCATAGGTTAATTTAGTCTGTACATTTACTTTTCTGTTATATTGATTTACAGTTTCTGTAGCAATCTTAAATTTAGGCATGTCGATTTTTTTAACCAACAATCCTACATCACGGATTCCATTAGTAAGCCAACCTTGATCTCCTACAACGCCAGCATTGATATTAAATTGAACAAAATATAAAAATCCTAGTTTAGGTGCACGAGCATAATTGTTTGCCACATATAATTTGCTGGCATGATTATAACTCTTGAATATAGTTCCTTGGCCGTTATTACTCAGGAAATGATTGAAAGATGTACTCATAGCTTTATTTATACCAACAAAAAAGCCCAGTATAAACTGGGCTTGATTAGTAGTGTTGAAGTATTAACTACCGACTGCCAATGTTCCTACTGTACGTCCTACTGGTTGACCTAATCCAATCAATCCACCAGCCTCGTCAGTTTGAACTGCATTATCGTAACAGATAGTCATTTCAATAGTCATTGCTTCAGTTGACTTTGAATAGTCTCCTGAAGAATAAGTTACGTTCTTTAACCAGCAACCTTGTACTTCAAAAGATTCAAGTACAATCGGTTGATAAGCACCGTTGCCACCGTCGAGGATTTCGATAATAGTTGTGAATTTATAATCGAGTCCGCTTGCGGCACTGGCTTGCTCATAGAAGTCAAATTGTTTCTGCATCTGCTGACCAACTTTGTTAGTTACAATGTTAGTCATATCGTCACGTACAACAAGTTTAATATCATCAAAACTGTGTTTTCCAGCTAGTTTTACTACGCTGTTATAAACCTCTAATTTGATCTCTTCAAATTTTGGTTTTGGACGCTCGACGCTCATAACTTGTTTTGTTAACTCTGTTGTTGGAGCTCCGCCAACACCAAAGTCAAACATTGTTACCCTAAATCTATAGGCTAACTTTGGCATCAACAAACCTTGGTTACTAGCACTTTGGTCTGTGTTCAGCGGAACTGTAAATCTTGATAAACTTGCGATTGGCATTTAATGCTCCTTTTATATCTTATTTTGCTTTTGCACCGAAATTGCCAGAACTAATAGCTCCAGTATTCAACAATCTCAATGGAATGTAAATGAACTCTACCGCCTTAACTGGTTCAATAGCAATATCTACATACAGTTCTGATTGATCAATTCTTGCAGGAGTGTTGTTAGTTGAATCACAAACTACAACATAATCATAGATAGCACGTTGTCCCACCAATTCTAATAGTAAACTTTCGATACTAGTTTTGATCTCTTTGCGTGTTTGACTATCATTGGGTTCAAACAAGAATGGTTTGCTTAACAATGTCAACTGTCTACGTAGATATCCTACCAAACGTGCTACATTGATTCGATCCAATGCACTAGCGGCATGTGCACGAGTATATTGACCCATGTTAACTATACCAACTCCTGGCAATGTTGCAATAGGATTGATCTTGACAGTTGACATTACATCACGCAGTCCTTGATATAGACTTACTGTTTTGAATTCCCCCATATCGTTAATATAACCTACTGAACTTGCATTGTCAACGGTACCGCGACGTGTTCCTGCAGGTGCAAACCATAGGTATGATTTGTTGTCACTATTAATAATAGTACGCAACATCATATGGCTTGGCGGAACAACAATATTGTTACCGTAGTTGTCATTGGTATAACCACTGGGGTAGAATGCCGATGTATATTCGTCATATGTAACTAATCCCATGTCACCGTTATCAGTTGCATTTGCCGTATTAGCACCATAGGCCGCTAGTGCAGTACCTGTTGGCTCTAAGCGGAACGGTGTGTCAGCAATAACAAACGCTGTTTGACCAATGTCTGTGTTAAATGCTACCATGTCTGCAATTAATTCAGGATACCCTGGTGCAGAAATCAAATTAAAGTTTAGAGTATCTGTATCACGGATGCTTTGATTTGCAGTAACCATGGCTTTCAATGCTTTAGTTACAACACCACGCTGTGCCATACGACCAAACTGTCCAACCTTATTTTCATCATTGGGGCTTGCCGTGACCCAACGATCTGGGTGACCTGATCCAGAAATATAATTTTGATGATATTTCTTAACATTGTTACCTGAACGACGAGTGTTGAACAAACGTGTACCTGTTGGATATAGTTGTGCGTTAGGTGCATCAACATCTATATAATTGCTGGTCAATAAACTTGCAATTGTTGATGCGGTATATGTTGTACCGGTTGTTGCCCATCTTGCATCAGCAAATGCCCATCCATTTGGCCCGGTGTGGTCTTTGACATCTTGTAGATCCCAAGCAACACCATTGTATACATAGATGTTTTGACCGTATTCGTCTGGCATCGATGAATCAATCCAAATATCGCCTACAACTAGTGTAGAATGACCGTCTTGTTGTTTTGTGGGTGCTGATGCCGCAACTGTTGGGCCACTAGCATCTGTATCAGGGAAAGCTGTTCTATAACCAACCCATGCATTCCCTTGATTGTACATGATGTCTGCATCAAGTGTACTGTCAAACCATAATGTACCATCTGTCGGAGTTGTGCTAGGCTCATAAGGTAATGCTTGATATGTCAATAATCCCCAGTTTGTTGCAAGCCAGTTAACTGAATCACCTGTAGGTGCAACATATAGATTAGAAGTAGTACCATTACCTGGACTTGGTGCAAATCCCATAGTAGCCAATGTACCATTTGTATCTGTAAGTTCAAAGTCCCCACCTAATACGTGGTTAATTGTTAATTTATCTGCAACAGGATCCCATGTTGCTTTGATATTAACCAAGTTAGCATTTGTATTAATACTGCTAACAATCAATTGTCCCAATGGAGTTGATGTAGATGTGTTTACACTAACAGTTACTGGACTATGGAACTGTCCGCTTGCTAGTGTTTCTTTAATAACAAACGATGAATTACTTGATGTTGTTACTGCTGATGAAGCAGAAATTGATGTTGGTGCTGTAGAGTTGCGAATTCTTAATTTAAAATTAGCTTTGGTTGCTGAAGTAGCCGCACCATTTTCAAAGTCAGAATCAATAATAACTGTTCCTGCCGGAATACTACTTCCACCATGTACTGGATCAAGTGCAACTATTGCGGCCTGTGTACTGCTATAAATGTTAGCTGTAACAGATTTCCATGCTTGTGTTGCTTCGTTGTAATATTTTACATCCCAATTAGCACCTTTGCCGGGAGTTGTTGTTTTGATCCATATGCTGCCTGTTAGAGCATTTAAGTGTCCTGTACCTGTGTTGGTAAAATTTGGATATTGATAGTGTGGGCTAACTACTAATCGCTTGCCACTGTCAAAAGTATTCAATACCGCAGTCCAACCTGTGGCAGATTTATAAAATAATTGATTTGCATTGTCGCTGGTTACTACTATAGCATAGTCGCCAGGAGAACCAAATGAAGATATAGGAACACCATTTGATAATTCTGTTGAAGCATTGCTATCATCGATAACCCATGGAGTCTTAACAGTAAATGCACCACTAGTGGCATTCCACTCATTAATACCAAAGGTACTACCTGCGGTATCTACCCAGTAAGTACCATTTGCGGCCATCCCTGTAGGTGCTGTCCCTGATGGAGTTAACGAGTTAAGGTCAACATCTGCACGAACAACATAGGCCTTACTACTAACACCTAATACACTGTAAGCTGTCTGGAGTCCGTACTCATTGATTTCGCTACCATGGATTGGATTGCCTTCTGCATCTGTTTCAAAGTATGGTGTACCGAATGTATCAGTTAAATCTCGTTGACTGGTAATTACCCAGACTGTGCCAGCGTTTGCTGACGTTGTTCCCTGTGCTGTTCCAGTACCGCTAGCATTCATTTTGTCTTGTGCAGTTGCTACAAATAGCATCGGAACTGTTCCAGGTGCCGCAGGGTTATAGAAACTTTCGTCTACTACTGTTACACTTACGCCTGGTGATTGTAATGTTGTCATCTTAAAAACTCCTTGGTGGATTACTTTGTTTTATTTAGTCGCATAACCAAAAAAATTCATTAAATATTATGGTAAGAAAAGGGCACAAAAAGGGCACTATGAGAAAATTATGTAGTAAATGTCAAACACGACCTGTAGCAGTTAATTACTATAAAGAAGGCCGTGCCTATTATAGATCCAAATGTGATCAT